TACAACATAAAGTCTTCGCCGTTTGTTGTGGACACTGTGTCGCCTGATACCGCTTCAAAACCTGAGAATGTGATCGTTCCTGCGGATGCGCCATTGGTAATCAATATGGCCAATGAGTAGCCCGTCGCGTCAGCAGGGGCCGCGAGTGTGAACGCTCCATTACCAACAATCCTTTTAAAGTTCCCGTCAGTTATTGTGGGGGTGTAAGTTCCAGACGATTTTGTACCGTCATCATCAAGTGAGGAAGTGAAGCCGCCTGACAATGCTGCACCCGCAAGTGGCACCTTGGTCCCTAGCTGTGTTTGTATCGCAGAAGTAACACCATCAACGAAATTCAGCTCTGCTGTTGTCGCCGTTACTCCGTCGATCTTGTTAAGCTCAGTCGTGGACGCTGTTAGGCCATTGAGCTTGTTAAGCTCAGTCGTCGTGGCCGAAACGCCATCTAGCTTGTTAAGCTCAGTCGTGGACGCTGTTAGGCCATTGAGCTTGTTAAGCTCAGTCGCTGTAGAGGCTACCGAAGTGCCGCCGACCTTCCATCCAGAGGTTAGGTTGGGTTGAATGCCAGTTGTGCCGTCAAGCAGGTTGTCAATTGAGTCCAAAGACGTGTTAATCTTCGCGCCCCAAGTATCCTCAGACGCGCCAACCTCCGGTTTTACAAGTGAAAATGTGGTTGTGGTTGTGTCGGCCATTTACTTGTCCTTCTTTGTTGTCGGTTTCGGTTTACGCTTGACGGGCTTCATAGGTTTATAATTCACGTCAGCACCTCGATCATTGTAAAAGTCATTTAAGCCACCTCGCTCCATAATTCCGTAACTTTAGATTGGTCCGTCCATGTTTCTGCATTGGCTGACTGGTCGGTCCACGTTTCAGCCGTGTCAGCCTGCGCGGCCCAAAGAATACCGCCACTTGCCGCCACTGTAACAGACTGTTGCGTATTTGCACCACCTATTAAAGTGATACCCCCAAGCGCTGTGGATGTGGCCCCTGCTGCTGCTAACGCCGAGGCGTTGCCGACCACCGCCGCATGGGTCACTAACGTAGATGTGCAGTCAATTGACGCACCCGCCACAATAATAGCCACACCATTCGCAGCCGCAGTAAGCGACGCATCCACAATCGCACCAGTGTTAGCCGTAATTACCGCGCCTGTAGATGCCGATGTAGAACAGGCAGTCGAACCACCACCTTGCATTGTCGCAAACGCAGCCGCCGAAACGGCAGACGCGCAGGCTGTTGAAGCCGCAACCTGTATGATGATAACGGTAGCGCAAGACGTTGACGCAGCGCAGGCAGTTGAACCGCCACCTTGCATTGTCGCAAACGCAGCACAAGACGTTGACGCAGCGCAAGCTGTTGAGGCAGCCGCATCCTTGACTGCCCCGTCTATTCCAAACAAGCGTGTCCCGAATGTACCTGTGCCAAACCCTGTGCGGTATGCTGTCATTAGGTCAGCGTTAGATCAAAGTCACCCGCTGGAACGCGGAAGATGTCGCCCGTTTCGATTGCCTTGCTTGCAGTGAGCGTAGCATAAGCAAGCATGTTACCCCCTGTAGAAGCGTCGAATACAGCTACGTGCGTGATTGTACCCCAGTTCCCCGTAGCCGCGTCAAACTCGACATTGCCACTATTCGTGGCCAGATTGCCGGAAACCGCAAACGGCATAGCTTCACGCCCGTAAGCATCCCCCGAAAGCTCGGTGCCGCCACCTGTTTCACCCGGCGCAGATGTGAATAACCCAAGGTGCCATTGAGTAGGCCGCGCCGCTGTGCCAGTCGTGAATAACCATGTTAGGGCCAGCGTTTCCGCCGTGTTCGTAAAGCTCATTTCAGTAACTCCTGATTTTCATGCGACGGCCTGAACCGCCAAATTTTGCTGTCTCGCCGTCACGATTGATGGCATCAATACCCTGCTGATATAAAGCCGCCCACCCTTGCAGGCGCGCGTCGTCTTTCAGATACATAGCCGTGTGCATCAAAGCGCCGTATAGGTACACGTCGGGATGATACGTCAGAATCCAGTTTGCTGCAACGCTGTCAGAAAGAGGCGCAACCCGCCCGAAATAGTAAAGCTCCATATTGTAGGTGCCATCCGGCACGGGATACACTTCAATCTCACCCGCTGTGATTGCGTAATAAGTTGGCGATCCTGATACGTTCGACGCCTTGCGCTTGCGATCCAGCAATTCCCACTGACTGATAAGCTCAAGGGGCTGCGTGTCTGTATCCGTATTGTAAAACCGTATGGCCTCAATAAAGTCAGAAGGCAGGGCGCTGTACTGTGTGTTGATTTCAGCCGTGCTGCGCTTTTCCTGTCGCCAGTGGCGTATCTTGCGCTGCATGTCAGCCTCACCAAGCGCAATAAACGACGGCACGGATGCTGTCAGGTCATCGCGGTTGAGAAAGTCGCTGATTGTCGCCTTCAATTCTGTGTATGTCGTGATGGTCATTCTAAAAGCCCTCGTCGTTGTTGATCTCTGCGCCTAGATGATATATAATTAAACTTTAAAATAGGTGGTATCATGTTCGACAAAGAAACCCAAAGAGAAATAATCATGCTAAAAGCCAAAGACCTTGAAATGAGCGACGAAGCCCTTGAAGCTCTGGACGCTACAGTTTGCGCAATGCTCGGAATTAAAGACCCTGAACCGCTCATTCTTGAAGTCTAGACATATAATTCAAGATGCCCTCCAATACTTGGGGTGTTATCTCTTGCGCGGGGACTTTTGTCTTGATCGCGTGCGTTTTGTGGGCCGAGGTCAACGGCTGCCCTTTCTTCGTCAACTTACCCTCCATGCTGTCATAGACATCGCGGAACAATAGCCCCTGCGGGACAGGCGGAAGTGACCCTAGATAGTCTCCTGAAATTTGAGAATTATAGGTGCCGTGAGGAACGCTTGCCCCCTGCTGGTTTCCCTTTGGGTTGTTAAACATGCGGGGAGCGGATGTGTCAATTTTAGAAACACCCATGCCAAACATACCGGGCTGCATATCACGCTGCGCAACGTCCGTTACCGCATAACGGCCAAGCCCCATGTCTGGGAAACCCCCCGCCTTCATGGGTGCTGTGTCAGCCAGCCTGATGAACGCCTTGCGTAATGGAGAAGATGTCGTCTCCAACCATTTGCGGAGGTCTGGGGAGTTTACGCCAACAAAATTTGGGTCGGCAGACTTCATGATGCCGTCGAACTCCACCGCAGTGGCCCTCGGTATTCCCTTGGCTTGGACCAGCTCACCAACAGATGCGCCAGTCATCGTTGCGAAATCATTGGCGTCTGGTGACATGCTGCCCGTCATGCCGACAATGTCCCTATCGGGAAAGGCTTTTGCCGCCTTGTCTGCCGTGTCCGACAACCGTTTGGTTATGTTCTGATTAGATGCCCAAATCGCCTTATCCGCCTGCGCCGCAGGGCCGCGCATAAAGTCAACGCCACCCTCAGTGTAAACAGGCTTATCGAACTTTACATCGTTGACACTGTTGACCAACAGGCCGCCCGAAGTCCGATCACCGTAAAATGGGAGAACAACCTTGCCCTCCATATCTTCCCATGACATTGGTGTGCGAGCAAGATTAACCCCAGTGTCCTCAATACCGATATAAGCATCAGATAGATAATCATCCATCTTGACGTTTTGGTATTTCATGGGATCAAGGTCGGACTTTAGCGGTGGCCTGTTACCACCCGCGCCCAAACGAACATTACCGCCCATTGATCCCATTGCATTAGGGTCAACCTCAATGCGTCGTGCTAGTTCAGCACCCTTACGCCCCGCCGCCATCACTGGCCGTGCAAGGGCATCGCCCACGCCCGGAACAAGCCCAAGCAAACCAGCCCCCGCCATGATTGCCGCTGTCTTACGATCACCCTTGGCCAAGGCATTGCCTGCCTCACCGAACGCAAGAACGTCACCCAAGACAGGCACAAAGTCCTGCGATGACCGCATGGCATCAACGCTGCGTGGTGTATCCGTGCGACTGCCAAGCAACCCGTTGGCGTACAGGTCAGCATAACCGCCCTGCGGTGACGCGGTGCGATAATCAGTCTGTGGAAACAATGCGTCCCAAATACTTGCCATCAGTAACCCGTCACGCCTTGGGACCGTAGATAGTCAATGATCTGGCGCATTTCATCAGTTTCAACGCCCGGCGGATAAGGCATCCCAGCCTCACCACGTCCAGAATACACAGGCGCAGGTGATTGATACTGCGCAGGCTGTTGACCGCCAAACATTTCTAAAGGTGACGGCGATTGATAAGGCGCTGGCTGTTGGCCGCCGAACATTTCTAAAGGTGACCGTTGTGGCGGCACGTAGTTGTTGGTTGGCGCAGGCGGCTGCATTGGCGATTGCATTGGCGGTCGCATCTGCGGACGCGTTTCACCCATGCCGGATTGCCGATCAGCATATCCCGCAGGCTTCATCAATGCGTTGCCGATCAGAGATAAAAGACCACCCCCTTTAAATTGATCGCCTGTTTTGCCAGCGCCGCCGCCGTCAAACCGATCCATAAAATCAAGAAATTCTGCCATGATACCCCGCTATTTGTGCCATAAATAGCACACTATGCGATGCCGCGCAAGTTCCTGCGTATAGGTGCGCGTGTAACCTTGCGGTTGTAGCCTGTTGCAAACGTCATAAATGCATCAGCCCCGTTTGAGTTTTCGTCATGCAGTGGTTTATCACGCCAAACGCCCAGTCTGTCATTCCATTCTTTGCGATAATG